GGTGAGCGAAAAGACGGCCTGAAGGAGTTCTTGGCATCTGGTGGTGCCAAGGATTACGAGACCTACTGCCGTGCTGTAGGGGAGTATTCGGCCCTTCAGGGAGCAGAAAACACCGTTAAGGACCTAGAGAAAAGATTTATTGAAGACTGATACAGTCTGAGATACTTCTTTTGGCTACGTGGATAACCCACGCAAGGCGCTGTGAGCCTAAATCACTGCAGGAGTGACTATGTATACGGCTAACAAAGTCGAAGACGAGCAGCTTAAGGCGAAGCTGCCAGAGCCATCTGGATACAGACTGCTCATCGCCGTCCCCGAGATCAGCGAGAAGACCGAAGGTGGAGTCTTCATGCCGGAGCAGCTGAAGAAGGCTGAGGAAACGGCGTCCATCGTGGGTTTTGTGGTCAAGGCTGGCCCCGAGGCGTACAGCGACACGAACAAATTCCCGTCTGGCCCTTGGTGCAAGGAAGGCGACTTCGTGATCTTCCGGTCCTACTCGGGCACCCGCTTCAAGGTGCTGGGTAAGGAGTTCCGCCTGATCAATGATGACACCGTGGAAGCGGTTGTTGAAGACCCACGGGGGTACAGCAGAGCATGAGCGACGACATCGAGATTGAACTGGACGGCGACGACGGCTTCGAGATTGAGATTCAGGACGATACGCCTGAGAAGGATCGCGGTAAGCCGAAGGCTGAGGCTTCAACTGAGAAGCCTGAGAAGGCCGATTCCGGTGCAGATGACGACGACCTTGAGGGCTACTCCGAGAGCGTCAAGAAGCGCATCAACAAGCTGAAGTTCGACTTCCACGCCGAACGTCGGGCGAAGGAAGAGGCAGCGCGGCTCCGTGAGGAAGCCATCTCGTACGCTGACAAGGTCCGCAAGGACTACGAGCAGCTGCGTACCGCGTACAGCGAGGGTGAGACCGCCTTCGTGGGCCAGACCAAGGCCCGTATCGCAAGCGAGCTTGCCAGCGCCAAGTCCGAGTACAAAGCGGCCTACGAGAGCGGTGATGCAGATGCTGTCATCGCGGCCCAAGAAAAGCTGATCCATCTGCAGGGTGAAAGCACCCGGGTGAACAACTACCGCCCACAGCAGCCAGCCCCCGTTGCGGCCCCCACCGCCGCCACGCCAGCCAAGCCCACCATCGCAAAACCCGACGACCGGGCTATGAAGTGGGCAGAAGAGAACGAGTGGTTCACCAAGGACAAAGCTATGACAGGCTTCGCTCTGGGGTTCCATGAGGACCTAGTCTCTCAGGGCATTGATCCGAAGAGTGATTTGTACTATTCTAAGATCAATGCTGCGGTACGCCGCACATTTCCAGATAAGTTTGACGACGTGCCCACTGAGGAAAAAGCACCGCGTCGTCAAGCTGGCTCCGTGGTCGCCCCTGCTGCTCGCAGCACGAAAGCCCCACGCAAGGTTGTGCTGACCTCCTCCGAAGCCGCTCTCGCCAAGCGTCTCGGGGTCTCTCTCCAAGTTTACGCGGCGCAGAAGCTGAAGGATATGCAAAATGGCTGACCGGACCCCACGTACTCTCGAGACTCGCGAAAACACGAGTCCGCGCAAAAAAACGTGGAAACGACAGTCCATGCTGCCTACCCCCGAACCCCGTCCCGGCCTTAAGTTCCGCTGGGTTCGCACCGCTACATTGGGTAGTGCAGATATGACGAACGTGTCGTCCCGGTTCCGCGAAGGTTATACGCCCGTCCGGGCGGAAGACTATCCTGAGCTGCAAATCATGTCGGATGTTGATTCTCGCTTTAAGAACAACATCGAAGTGGGTGGACTGCTCCTCTGCAGCATTGCTGAAGAAGAAGTAGAAGCGCGCGTAGAAGGCCAACTCGAGATGGCGCAGAGCCAGATCGATGCAGTTGACCGCAACTTCATGCGCGAGAACGACCCACGTATGCCCGTGCTTCGGCCCGAGCGTACATCGAAGACCTCGTTCGGCAAGTGATTGCCGAGAAACAGAAACTGTAGATGAAGGAGAGAACCTATGGGTTCCCTTAACGCTCCCTTCGGTCTGCGTGTAACGGGTCGCCTCGACAGTGGGTCGCTGGAAGTTTTCCGGCAGTACCCCATTGCATCGGGCCTCGCCGCCAACATCGCCGCCGGAGATATCGTCAACCTCGTTGACAACGGTACCTCGACCACAGTCACCAAGCAGACCGCTACCGGTGATACTTCCACAGACATCGCCATGCTCGGCGTGTTCGTAGGCTGCACGTACACTGATCCTTCGACCGGTCAGATTACGTTCAGCAACATGTGGCCGACCGGTACTGTCGCTGCTGACGCTCTGGCCTATGTCGTCGATGACCCGCAGGCGCTCTACGTCGTGCAGGCTGACGCCGTCATCACCAACGCTCTGGATATCTACGGTAAAAACGCCGCGATTACCCAAGGCGCTGTGAACACCACGTTCAGGGCTTCGCGCGTTGCACTCACCGTGTCCACCATCGGCACCGATGCCAACCTCCCGCTCCGCATCATCGACTACGTCGGTGGCCCGCGTGGTGGCGAGAACGGCACCGCGTTCCCGCTGCTGGTCGTCAAACTCAACTACACACAGCTGACCGCTGCTGTGGGCGTGTAAGGAGGGCTAAAACATGGCTATTTCGCGCGCACAGGCCCTCAAAGAACTCCTGCCGGGCCTTAACGCCCTGTTCGGTCTTGAGTACGCCAAGTACGAAAACGAGCATGCTGAGATTTACGAGACCGAGTCTTCCGAACGTTCGTTCGAAGAGGAAGTCAAACTCAGCGGGTTTGCAGCTGCTCCGGTGAAACCGGAAGGCTCTGCCATCTCGTATGACAACGCACAGGAATCGTTCACCGCTCGTTACAACCACGAGACGGTGGCCATGGGCTTCTCCATCACGGAAGAAGCTATGGAAGACAACCTGTACGACTCGCTCTCGGCCCGCTACACCAAGGCGCTTGCTCGCGCCATGGCGTACACCAAGCAGGTCAAGGCAGCTTCGCTGCTGAATACGGGCTTCACCACGTTCCAGTCGGGCGATGGCGTTACCCTGTTCAACACGGCGCACCCCACCGTTGCTGGTGGGAACAACGGCAACCGCCCGACTGTTGACGCCGACCTCAACGAGACCTCTCTCGAACAGGCCGTCATCGACATCGCAGCTTACAAAGACGAGCGTGGTCTTCTGATCGCTGCCCGTCCGCGCAAGCTGATTGTTCCGCCGTCGCTGATGTTCGTGGCTACCCGTCTGCTGCAGACGGAAAACCGTGTTGGCACCGCCGACAACGACATCAACGCGCTGAAGACGAACGGTTCCATCCCTGATGGCTACCGCGTGAACCACTACCTGACGGACAATGACGCGTGGTTCCTGACCACCGACATCCCGAACGGTATGAAGCACTTCGTCCGTGTCGCCCTATCAACTTCTATGGATGGTGACTTCGATACAGGGAACGTTAGGTACAAATCGAGAGAACGTTACTCGTTCGGGGTGTCAGACCCGCTCGGCATCTATGGCTCGCAAGGCGCATAAGCCAACAAAATCAAGTAGTTAGGCCCGCTTCGGCGGGCCTTTCTTTTTGTGTTGACTCCGCTACCGCCCATGTTTATGTTACTCGTATCAAAACAAGGTGGCGCAGATGGATTACCCGAAGACACGCAAAGAAGCTCAGCTACTCGGCGCAACGCACTACTTCACCGGAGAGCCGTGCGTACGAGGGCACGTAGCCCCCCGAAAAACCAAGGGCTCCTGTGTGGAGTGCATCAAGGAAGACTGGACCGCAGACAACGAGCGGCGGAAGTCGAAGCCGAAATCGGAAGCCGCCAAGGCGGCGGGCCGTAAGTACTACGAACAGAACCGCGCGCTTGTTATTGAGCGGGCCATGAAGCGCAGCCCGGAAGAACGGCGCGCCGCGAGAAAGACTTGGAAGGTTAAGAACCCAGAACTAGCCCAAGCGTCCGCGAACGCATGGAAACGCCGGGCTAGGGAGTCTTGCCCTAAGTGGCTGAGCTCCC